CGCTTTTCAAGACGCATATTACCGTATCGTAACTGCGGCAATCTCTCGCCAGCGTGGGTCTAACCCAAAGTTCGATGTAATGATTGACCTGTCAGCTTACGCTACATCATCACCAACGGATGACACACGTGAGGTAGATTTTAAACGCTACAACGCAAACTTAGATGACATTAACGCAAGCAGCGGCGATGCCTTTCTAGATAAATGCTATAGCTGGGTAATGACGCAAGATGATATGGCTGGCTCTACAGCCATTTAAGGAGTAGACGATGGCTTTAACGATTAACCATCAGACTAACGACATTAGTGCTACTAGTGGCAGCATCACGCTTGATGGTGCTGCTGTTGGTGGCGGCGGTGGTGGCGCACACACACTTATTAGCACAACAAATGTGACAACCGCAGTTGCACAGGTTGATATTAGTCTAAGCGGCACTTATGAAAAATATGTTCTGACTTTTATAAATGTAGTCGCTTCTGGTGATACAAATGAATTGCTCCGGCTTCGCGTTAGTGATGACGGTGGAAGCACTTTTAAAACCGATACAAACTATGCTTTTTCTGGCAATGTTGGATATATTTCGCAAACTGGCAGTGGTGGTTCTGGCACTATTAGTAGCTCTTCAAGTTCAGATCACATTCAAATAAAAGATAATGCTGCTCAAAGAGACGGTATTATCAATGGTGAAATCCATATTTACGATCCGCACAATTCCTCTAACGACTTTAACTGCTTTATCACATTTGTTGGACAAATGGATTCGGCTGGTGGCGGTTGTTCAAGAGGCCAAATAGGTGGTTGTTACTATGTCGCTGCCGATTACGACGCTATTCGTTTGTATTTTAATGGTGATAATATGACCAGCGGTGAGTTTAAACTCTTTGGAGTGAGCTGATGAAAAAGTATGTTGATGGAATACTCACTGATATGAGCCAAGCTGAAATAGATGCTTTTAATGCTGAAAAAGAAGCTTGGGATGCAGGTGCTAACGACAGATTTGCTGAAGATGTACGCAGCCAGCGTGACAGATTGCTAACCGAAACAGACTGGATGGCTCTTAGTGACGTTACTATGTCGTCTGAGATGACTGCCTATCGACAAGCCCTGCGTGACATACCAACGCAATCTGGCTTTCCTGCAAGCGTTACTTGGCCTACTAAGCCGGAGTAAATAAATGAAAATGACGCAGGAAGTTACACCAGAACTTCGTGTTGCGATGGAACTAGAAGCACACGAAAAGGAATGTGCAGTACGCTATGCGTCTGTTGAAGATAAACTATCAGGTCTCGACAAAAGATTGTGGAGACTTGAAGCAATGATAATGGGGTCAACGGTTATTATAGTTGGTCTTGCAGCCTCTTTGATGATGAAACTGTAAGGAATACTAATATGGAACCAATCAGTACTGCCCTAGCTGGGATTGCACTTGTTAAACAAAGTGTAGACTTTATCAAGACACACATTAACACTGTTCAAGATATTGGACAGATAGCAAGCCAGATTGATGACTTGTTCACAGGCGAAAAGCAAATACAACAAGCCAGAAACAAAAAGTCTGGCGGTGGACTTGGGGATCAATTTGGGGTAGATACTGTAGCTAAGGAAGTCATAGATGCTAAACTCGCAGCAGAAAAGTTGCAGGAAGTAGCTAATATGGTTGACTTGCGGTTTGGTCATGGTACTTGGAAAGGTATTGTAGCGGAACGTGCTAAAAGATTACAAGAACAACGTGAAGCTCAAGCTCAAGCTAGACGTGAAGCTATACAAAAAGCTCAGGAGTTTGAGGAAACAATGAAGACTATTGGTATTACTGTTGTTATACTAGCAGTATCTATAGGTCTTTTTATAACCGCTATGGTTTCTATAGCAAAGGCGGCTAATTATGTTTAAAACATTTGTACTAGCTTGTAGTTTGTCTGTTCCAACAGATTGCTGGGAATTTAGGGACGCACGTGGTCCTTATGAAACATACGAGCAATGTAAGTCAAGAGCCTATGAGATGGGTAACGACATTATGTTAATGCCTAATAATGATTTACAACCTAAAATGTTTAAGTGTATTTCATTAAGAGGACAACAATTATGAAAACTTGGAGTAAACTAAAATGCACCTTCATACTCTTATTTACACTTGGATTATCTGGTTGCGAAAACATAAGTATGTCAGATATGTTTACGGCAAGTGGAGCCTCTGGTGGAGCGGCTGTTGCAAGCATTGTAACTGCGAATCCTGCAATCATTGCTGGAGCAACAGGAGCAGGTGCGCTTGTGGGAGCAAGTCTGATTGAAGAAGACAAAAGTCTTAGTGTAGAACAGATAGCCGAAGTACAAAATCCTTGGCAAGCTTTATTAGTAGCTTTAGATCAAATACTAGCTAATGCTTTTGAACTTGTTATAGGTATTAGTATAGCTGTCTTTGGTATCCCTATGCTTATTACTTACCTTGTAGGTAGAATGAAACAGCGTCCTGAGGATGCTAAAGCTATTAATGAACTTGTACATAAAGTAGCAAAGATGAAGGAAGAGTAAAACATGAGCCTATATGAAAATATTAACAAACGTAAAGCTGCTGGCACTAGCAGACCTAAGAGTAAGTCTACTGTCAGTCCTAAAGCCTACGCTAATATGAAGGCTGGCTTTCCTAAAAAAGATAAGTATAAGAAGAAAAAGTAATGACAGAAAAACAACTGATAGACAGCTTGCATGAGGCTGTCACCCAAGAACTGCTACTACGTGTACGCAGTGGGGAAGCTACAGCTAGTGAACTATCAGTGGCTGTCAAGTTTCTTAAAGATAACGGAGCATCCTTGGATGTCATCATGGCAGAGAGTCCTATGGCTAACTTGCTACAAGACCTGCCCTTTGATGTAGGGGAACAACTGCAATGAGAGAGGGTCCAAATGCAACACTCTTAGTCTCTGACTTTACACTTACTCCTAACACTTGGACAAAACTATTAGATGATAACGTAAATAGAACACACTTAACAGTCCTTAACAACACCAGTACAGACAATGTTGAGATAGGTATGGGTACAAATACTACACCACCTACAACATTCTTTAAGGTTACTGGTGCTGCTACAGGTACTGTGGTGGGTGATAAACATATCTACAAGTTTGGTTTCAATCAGAACATAGGCGATGTAGAGGAAACAGTATGGGAGTCTAGTACTATATATACTTACCCTACATCTGCTGTAGCCATGACAGTGACTAGTGCTGCTGGTGCTGCTGACAATGGTGTACAGGTTGTGGTACAGGGCTTAGACGCTAACTATGATGAACAGTCTGAGACAGTTACCCTAGCTGGTGCTGGTACTGCTGTTACAACAAGTACTTTTATTAGGGTATACAGAGCTTTCATAGAAGGCTCACAGGCTCCTACTGGTAATATAACTATCTCTAATGGTGGTACTACCTACGCATACATTAACGGAGACTTCCAAACGCTTATGGCTGTGTGGACAGTACCTGCTGGTTATACAGCGTTCTTAAAACAAACAGACGTTACCGTACATACAGAACAGACTAACAAGTTTGGTACAGTTCGTATCGTAGCTAGACCTTTTGGTGGTGTGTTTAGAACACAGGATGCTTTTACTGCTGCTGATGGTTACGTAAGTAGAACATACTCAACACCTGTAACTTTTTCTGAGAAGACTGACATTGAAGTCAGGGCTATTGCTAGTGGATCAAATGCTGCACTATCGGTGTCAGCTATCCTAGAGATTGAGTATGCTACTGGTGGTACTGTTGGTATTGATAATACGAATGGTTTTACTTTTCCTGTTGCTCCTATTAACGCAGTGTGGGCTAGAACTAAGAAAGATGTAACACATAATCTACAGATATTACACGATGACTAATGTACCAGAGCAACTTAAAGACTTTAGGAACTTTACATACCTTGTATGGCAACACTTAGGACTTCCAGAGCCTACGCCTATCCAGTATGACATAGCACACTACCTGCAGCACAGTCCTAAGCGTTGTATCATTGAGGCTTTCCGTGGTGTAGGTAAGTCCTACATTACTGCTGCTTATGTAGTACACCAGCTACTGCTAGACCCTCAGCTAAAGTTTATGGTGGTGTCAGCTAGTAAAGCAAGAGCAGATGACTTCTCTACCTTTACTCAGCGTATTATCATGGAATTACCTATATGTCAACATCTAGTAGCTAAAGATGGACAACGGTGGTCTAAGATAGCCTTTGATGTAGCTCCTGCTAAGGCTTCAGGTTCACCCTCAGTAAAGTCTGTAGGTGTTACAGGTCAGCTTACAGGTAGCCGTGCAGACATTATCATTGCTGATGATGTGGAAGTACCTAATAACTCCATGACCCATATGATGAGAGAGAAGCTTGGAGAAACAGTAAAAGAATTTGATGCTGTTCTCAAGCCCTCAGGTAAGATTATATACCTTGGTACACCACAGAACGAGATGTCTCTCTATAATACACTGCTAGCACGTGGTTATGAGATGAGAGTATGGCCTGCTAGATACCCTACCCTAGAACGCTCAGAGAAGGCGTATGGGGGCAGGTTAGCTCCTTTGCTGTATGATTCTCTACAAACTAACCTAGAGGCCGTGTATGGGCTTCCTACAGACCCTAAACGGTTTGACGATACAGACTTACTAGAAAGAGAACTAAGTTATGGTAGAAGTGGTTTTGCTTTGCAATTTATGTTGGATACTTCACTATCTGATGCAAACAAATACCCCCTTAAACTAAGTGACCTAATGATCTACTCATGTGACAAGGATACTGCACCTGAGAAACTAGTCTATGGTATCTTCAAACCACTACCAGAGCTACCCAATGTAGGTCTTGCAGGAGACAAATTCTACGCCCCTGAGGACACTATAGGACGCTCTGAGTACACAGGTAGCATACTTGCAGTTGACCCCTCTGGTAGAGGCTCTGACGAGACTGCATACGCTGTTGTGAAGATGCTTAACGGTTTCCTACACGTAGTTGACTGTGGTGGCATTGAGGGTGGCTACTCTGAGAAGACATTACAACACCTTACTGACCTCGCTAAGATACACAAAGTCAACATGGTGTTGGTTGAGAGTAACTTTGGTGACGGAATGTTTACTGAGTTACTTAAGCCTTACTTACTTAAAACATATCCAATAACAATAGAAGAAGTAAGACATAGTAAACAAAAGGAACAAAGGATCATTGATACCCTTGAGCCTGTAATGAACCAACATAGACTTGTAGTAGACCCTAGAGTCATACAAAAAGACTACGATAGTGTACAGCATATGCCACCAGACAAAGCTGCTAAGTACATGCTGACCTACCAGATGACTAGGATTACTAAACAAAGAGGGGCATTGGCTCATGACGATAGACTTGACGTTCTTGCTATGGCAGTGCAGTACTGGACAGACCAGATGGCTGCTGACGCAGATACACAAATACAATCAAGGAAAGAAGAACTACTAGATAATGAACTAGATAAGTTTATGTCTCACCTTAATCTAGGTACTAAAGATACAAGTGAGTCTGGTTGGCTGTCACTATAGGTTTTTCTAAACTGTACCTATAAGGAAGACCCCCTGTTACCTATAGTATAGGATATGTAGTAAGTAGGAGTAGACTTAAGGTTACTTATAGTGGACTTAGAGTTTATACTTCTACTTACTACTTTCTAGCTTATAACTAGGTCATTAGAATAAGGCAGTATTATGTTCATATATGATATGTGGAAGGTGTCTTAATTTTGGTAAAAAAATCTGAGGGGGTATATAATAGTCATAAGGTGCGCGTTCCCCCTGCATGGCGTCAAACATTTGACACTTTTAGCCTACCCTAAGTTCCTATGGTTACTCTAAGTAGTCAATAAGTTGACGAAGTTAGGCACCACTAAGACTTTTAGTAGACTTTAAGTAGATTATGAGTGGCTTAAAGTGTTGGGCGTGTCTGTCTCTCTCTATCTATTTTTTTGCTTATATATATACTCTCTCTCACTGCATTTATTTTTATTTGTTTTTTTCTCATTGTGCCTTATTTGTGCCTTATTCTTATTCTAGTCTATTGAGACTGAAAGAACACAAGCGGTCTGACTAGCGACAAACTACTAGCTAGATGATACAAGGTCAGACAGTGGAAAGGTGGCTAGCCAGCATAATTTCAGTAAACATACAAACACTAAACAAGGGATTTAAAACAATGAAAAGCATTACAAGACATACCGGCACATTGAAAAAGATTACACGCATGAAAAACAGTCGTGATGGTAATCCACAATTTATGCTTTATTGTGACGGTTACAAGTTCAGAACACCAGCCAATGCTTCTATCGGATATAACATTGATAGTTATTTTGATAAAGAAGTTACGGTTACTATAGGCTTGTATCGTAATTGCTTAACATTGAATACAATCCATCTTAATTAGAAAGAGGTTAACATGCTAAACATTATCAGAGATTATCTAGTAGGTACACCTAAGGCAACCTTGCAAATGGTA